GGAGGTAGACTATATCCACATCTTATTATGCAATATAATATTTCTCCAGAGACAATTATTGATAGAGATAAACTTCCAAGTTCCGTTAAGGAATTTGCATCAAAGGTTCCTGATGTAGAATCTTTATTATATAGCTCACTTGATACTTCAGTACTCAAAGAAAATAATTTATCGGTAACTCCTAATAATGAATATTGGAGAAGAGATTTCCAAGGTTTTTTGCCCAAGTTGATGGAAAAGATGTATACAGATAGGGTAAAATATAAGAACTTAATGCTGACGGAGGAAAAGAAGGGAAAGAATGCTGATGTAAATAAATTGTCGCAATATTATAATATGCAAATGAATATCAAAATTGCTTTAAATTCAGCATATGGTGCTCTTGGAAATGAATGGTTTAGGTTTTATGATGTTAGACTAGCATCTGCTGTGAGTGTAGCTGGACAATTATCAATTCGCTGGGCCATTAATACGGTCAATAAATTTCTTAATGAATTATTAGAAACTGATGGAGTCGATTACGTTATTGCTTCCGATACTGATTCCTTGTATATTGCTCTTGATCCACTTGTGCATAAAGTAGGATTGGCTGATGCTTCAACTGAGAAAATTGTGAATTTTTTGGATAAAGCATGCGAAACAAAAATACGAAAAGTAATTGATAAGAGTTATCAAGAATTAGCAGAATATGTCAATGCTTTTCAGCAGAAAATGGTTATGGTTAGAGAGGTAATTGCTGATAGGGGGATCTGGACAGCAAAAAAGAAATATGTTCTGAATGTTCATAATTCTGAGGGTGTTCAATATGAAGAACCAAAATTGAAAATTATGGGCATTGAAGCCATCAAGAGTTCTACTCCTGAACCATGTAGAACAGCATTGAAGGAGATTTTCAAAATTATTATGTCTGGTACAGAAGAAAATGCTATTGAATATATTGAAAATTTCAAGACTACGTTTAAATCTCTTCCAGCAGAAGAAGTGGCATTTCCTCGATCCGTTAAGGGACTGAAAAAGTATCGAGATTCTGCTACAATATATCGGAAATCTACTCCAATTCATGTTAAAGGTTCATTAATTCACAATCATATGCTGACATCTAAAAAATTGTCTAGGAAATATCCTAAGATTCAAGAGGGCGAAAAGATTAAATTCGTATATCTTAAAAAACCAAATCCTACTGGAGATATAGTGGTTTCTATGTTAAATAAATTACCAGAAGAGTTCGATTTAAAAGAATATATAGATTATGATACACAATTTAATAAGTCTTTTATTGATCCACTGAAACTAATATTAAATGTTATTGGATGGGATACAGAAAAGCGATCTAGTTTAGATAGTTTCTTTTCATAGGAGAATATATGGATTATAGTTCTTGGCTAACAGAAGATTTAAGACAGCATTACAAGGATATTTTGAAAGAAAGAGATCGTACAGAAATATATTCTGATAGAGCTGATTGTAATAGAGAAGCACTAAAAGTATTGGCTGAAATACAACAAAGGAAAAAATAATGAGTGATTTTTTGAATGATTTGATTAAAATTTCTGGTAATGAATTTGCTGGGAAAGTTTCAGATGGAATAATTGGTGATGTACATACGTATGTCGATACAGGAAGTTATGTTCTTAATGCATTAATGTCAGGGAGTATCTATGGAGGATTACCGTCAAATAAAATTACTGCTTTCGCTGGAGAATCTGCTACAGGTAAAACCTTCTTTCTATTGGGTATTGTCAAACAGTTTCTTACAGACAATCCTAGCGGTGGTGTTATTTATTTTGAGTCAGAGTCTGCAATAACGCCACAAATGGTGGAGCAAAGAGGAATTGATAAAAATAGATTGGTTATGGTTCCTGTGGCCACTATACAAGAGTTTGCTCATCAGTCTACTAAAATTGTGAATAGCCATGTCGAAAATGATAAGGATAAGCCGTTAATGCTTTGTTTGGATAGTTTAGGAATGTTATCTACTACTAAAGAAGTTGGGGATACTACTTCAGGCGAAGAAAAAGTAGATATGACCAAAGCAAGATTAGTCAAGGGAACATTTCGTGTTTTAACTCTTAAACTTGCTAAGGCTGGTATTCCTCTACTAGTCACAAATCATACATACAAACAAGTTGGAACTATGTTTCCGCAGAATGTAATGGGTGGAGGAAGCGGCCTTCAATATGCTTCTTCTTCTATTGTATTTCTTTCTAAAAGAAAAGAAAAAATAGGAACAGATGTTATTGGGAATATTATACATTGCAAAAATATGAAATCTAGAATGACGGTAGAAAATAAACAAGTTGATGTGCTTTTGACTTATGAAAAAGGTCTTAGTAGACATTATGGACTTCTTGATTTAGCTGAACAGGCTGGTATTTTCAAAAAGATATCTACACGTTATGAATTACCAGATGGTTCTAAAATATTCGGAAAGCAAGTCATGAACGAACCTGAAAAGTATTTTACTGAGGAAATTTTGAATAAAATTGATGAATATGCTAAGACTGAATTTATGTATGGGGAATATAATTATGGAATTAACTCGGATACTAATCGTGGAGAATAATGCAAAGAACAGAGGAAGTGATTCTGAAGAATCTAATTTATGATGAAAAATATACTAGAAAAGTTTTACCTTTTTTGAAGGGCGATTATTTTGCTGAAAAAGAAGATAGATTACTTTTTGAACAAATAAACGAATTTATAAACAAATATAATAATTTACCCACTAAAGAAGCATTAATTATTGAATTCGACAATCGAAACATCAAGGATGATGATTTTGATGGCGTAACAGGTCTTCTTGCTAAATTAGAAAAAAATGAAGAAGAAACAGATATTAATTGGCTATTGGACACAACTGAACGATTTTGTCAAGACAAAGCAATCTATAATGCTGTCGTTGCATCCATTGGAATTTTGGACGAAAGCAAGTCAAACACTCAAGAAAAAGGTGCTATCCCTGAGTTACTTACTGATGCTTTGTCTGTATCTTTCGATCCTCATGTCGGCCATGACTATTTTCTTGATAGCGATGATCGCTTTGACTCCTATCATAAATCGGAAAAGAAAATTCCATTCGACTTAGACTACTTTAATAAAGTTACTAAGGGGGGATTTTCTGTAAAGACATTAAATATTATTCTTGCTGGAACAGGCGTAGGAAAGTCCTTGATTATGTGTCACATGGCATCCGCTTGTCTATCTCAGGGGAGGAATGTGTTGTATATAACACTAGAAATGTCAGAAGAGAAAATTGCTGAGAGAATTGATGCCAATTTATTGAATATTGATTTGAATGATTTGAATGTACTTTCAAAACAAATGTATGAAAGCAAAATAGAAAATTTAAAAAAGACAACTAAAGGAAGATTAATTGTCAAGGAATATCCCACAGCTGCTGCTAATGTGAATCATTTTAGAGCTCTTATAAATGAATTGAATTTAAAGAGGAACTTTAAGGCAGATATAATTTATGTTGATTATATTAATATTTGTTCTTCTTCTCGTATTAAAGCAGGAGCTTATGTAAATTCTTATAGTTATATAAAATCAATTGCTGAGGAACTTAGGGGCTTGGCCGTTGAAAGTGGTATTCCTATAGTTTCAGCAACTCAAACTACCAGAAGTGGTTTTACGAATACAGATGTCGGTCTGGAAGATACCAGTGAAAGTTTCGGACTCCCAGCAACTGCTGATTTTATGTGTGCTGCTATTTCTACGGAGAAATTAGAAGAGGTAGGGCAGATTCTTATAAAACAATTAAAAAATAGATATAGTGATCCTACTAAAAACAAGAAATTTGTTATAGGAATTGATAGAGCGAAAATGAAGTTATACGATCTAGATCCATCTGAACAAAAGTCTTTAGTAGATACCGGACAGGATGAAGACAACAAAGATTCGGCTCCTGTTTATGATAAATTTAAGAAAAAAGATTTTTCAGATTTTAAAATTACATGACAGAAGCAGTAGACAGAAAAAAATCAAAAAAGAAAATCAGAAAATTAAGTCCACCAAGGGATTATAAGGTAATATTACACAATGATGATTTTACTCCAATGGAATTTGTGACATGGATATTAGAAACAGTTTTTCATAAAAATACGCCTGAAGCCGAAAGTATTATGCTGGATGTATCC